GTTTTAAACAAAAGTGTTAACTTTGCACCGCAAAACAAATTAAAATAATATGCCTTACGCAACAACCGAACAAAAAACGAAGAAACTGATTAAAACCACGGAAAAGGGCAACTATCCTCACGGACGGCTACCCCTGATAAAGTATAAAGTAAAAATGGTTTATTTCTGTTTATTTTTTCTTTTGGGAGCGTTTCTTCTTCGGTTCTTGCTCGGCGACAGAATCGCCGAGAACAGTGGCATCCGCAGTTTTTTGCCCTTCGGCTGTGTCTTCAGGAGCGGATTGCTCAGGCTCGACAGAGGGAGTGGCTGGCTTGGACTCGTAGCGAGCGGACATGAGGGGCGCAAATGGCGCGGTGAACTGGCGAATAGTGTCGCTGTCAGTCTGCCCGATGGCTGCTGTGAAGAAACGGTGCGATGGCTCTACCTTCGAGGTAAAATGCCCTTGCACCACCACGGTTGCATACTCGCCTTTGATGATTAGTATGCTTTCAGCAACGCTATCATGGTTGTAGCACCGCAAATCATCCACGGAGTCGGTTATCTCGCGGTGGATTAGTTCAAGTTGATTGTCGTGCGTCAGCACCTCAAGGCGTTTAAGCCATCCACGGCGGCCAAACCATGCGAGATTACGGAGCATCGTTGTGTCGATGGTCGGGAGCATGAGCCGGATGCCGAGAATATTGCCAGCGAGACATGCCACGGATTTCAGGATATATTCAAAAGTCACATCGCCATTAGTCTGGAATGGCGCAATGCGCTGCTCACGGAGCAATGCAGGGAGTTGCTTTTCGGCGCAACAGGGTTCGATAAACTGTATTTCCATTGTTGTATGTAATTATGAATTGCCTTGGTCAATGTTATAGAGTTCTGTATTTACGCAGAGTAGGCGAGGGGCAATGCCTTCGATTGACAACCCCATTATATGCCACTCTCCGAACTTGATTGGTATGCTGGCCCACTCTGCCTTGTCAAGTTGCAAGCCTTTCAGACCTTGCAACTGAACATTGTCTAACATCTGCTTGGTGATAGGACATGCGCCAGTCAGTTTCATTTCGTGTAAATAGGCGAGAAGGTCTTGCACCATATCATCCATTGCAAGCTGCTGGTCAGTTCCGAGTTCATCATTCTGTTTGGCGTTCTTTGCCAAACCACGGCTTATCGCTCTGGATGCAAAGTATATTTCGTATCGGTAACTGACAACCTTTGCACGGCCATCGTTTTCCGCATCCACCATTACAGAGTAGAGCATACACGGCGATTGAAGGGTATTGGAATTGCGCCCAAACTCATTCGTCGTATCAATGGTCTTAATGCGGAAGAAACGCTTGTTTTTGGAGTCTTTCGCCTTATCGTGGCTGAGTGTCTTATACAAGACGGTCCAATCTTCGAGTATGTTGTCAAATCGGAATTTCATTGCTGTTCGTCTTTATGCTCGGCAACTGAATTGCCGAGAACAGTGGCTTTATCGTGTAGCATCTTTTCAAGTTCATCGGCTGTAAGTTCGATATGTCGCGAAACCTTATTTGCCACAACTTTCTGCAACACTCGCGCCCACACAACACCGTTGCAACTGCTCTCGTTTTCAAGAATGGAAACGACCGTGCAAAGCACAAAAATGGCTGCTACATACTGACCGAGGTGAAGGTTGCCCCAATGGTCGAGCAAGGTGTTGTCGACCTCGGTTGCAAGGATGATACAGAGCCAGACCGTCACGAGGTCGGGTATCATCTTCGACATGTGCGAGGACTTTAATTTTCCGTCCGCTCCAGCATTAGGAAAAGCGGCGCGGACACGCCTGTTGAGCCGCCATGCAGTAACGCAGTCTATCAGCACCGCGAACACACACAGCATTGCATAGGGTAAGGTTGGTTCGAGATACGCCCAAACTATGCCGCAAACAACGGCAATCAGTCTGGAGATGGACGTAAGGAAACCCCAGAGCCAGTTGAAGAATGTTGTGAATACGCTTTCCATATTGATGATTGATGTTATATTGCTAATGCAGTTAGAGGGGATCCATTGATGTCGAGTTGAACAGAGAAAGAAACGGTGAGCAATGACGCTTCCGTGCGGTTTAGTCCGCTGGTTGTTTCTTCGGGTACGATATGACATGGAATCCAATAGCCGTCGATGTTGATCCAAACGAACTTTGCCATGACAAACTCGTGCATAAACCACGACTGCCAGACTTCATCAAGCGGCGGTGTTGACATTTTCCATGTCTCGTAGTCGTTCTTTTTGTTTACGATTCCGCGAGAGAACGAACCGAAAGTCTCTTGTATCGAGCGGATATAGTTCTCAACGGTGTAGTTCGTGTCTGTTGCACGGAGCGTTGACAGGCTGATGCTTTCCATACAGCCGAGACCGTTGACAAAACGGAACTGATAACGGTCTTTCTGCCCTGCTGGAAGTGCATAAACAAAGCGATCGTTAATCGTCTGCAATCCTTCGGTAGTAATGTTCACTACTGAAGACGTGGGTCCAGTGGTTATGCTACCGAGCGAAACAGCGACATTGAACGATTGAGGGCAAACCATCGTCTCGCCCACCATTACAATCTCTGGCAGAGACTTTGGTTTGCGAGTGAAATGTCTTGCCGCCTTGCTACCACCGCTTATGAAGCGTTCAAGGTCACTAAATGCGCCCATGACAGCCTTTTCTGGGTTGTTGACCGCATGTAGAGTTATTTTCTGGCTCTCATGCTGCTCGCCATTCTTCATCCACTCATCCCATGCTTGCAGATAGTATTCCACATAAGGGTACGATGCTGGTGGATTAACCTCGTAAGTATAGCCATCGGCTGCTGTCAGTAGCGAGGAAGACACATTAAAGTACACACTCTTTCCACTATCTGCCGGAGAAGACAGCTTTATCTCCTTGTATGCCGCACTAGTTGATAGTTTGACGAATACAGAGAGATTGACCCGATGAAAGGCACACACACCGCTTATAGTCTCGGCTACAACCTTATAAGTTATAGGCGAGCCGATTAGGGGAGAACCTTCGTTTGTTTTGAGTATGCTTTGAGCCATATTATTCTATTTACCCCAACCGTTAAAAGGCTGGGAACAGTATGCCTTATTCGTTAGTTTCTGCTGTTGTAACGCCAGTTTTGCTATTGTCGAGCGTGGTCATAACCTCGCGCTTGATTTCCCAAACGAGGTGACGGTCCCATTCGTTGAAACGGCTGACCACTTCGAGAGGTTTGAGCATTATGTTCTGTGTCGGCGACATAAGAATCTGGCGCAAAAGGAAACGCTCGCGGATGTCTGTGCCACCATTAGAGCCAACGAGAGAAAGAGGTGACGAGCCGAGTAGTCTTGCGTCCAGACCGAGAGCCATGAAGACGATAGAACTGATTTCCGCAGTCTCTTTTTCGTTGGCTTCCACCGTGCCTTTGTTGGCTGCTGCGATTTCAACAACCTCGAAACTCTTATGTTCCTTGCCATCGCTGCCTTGGAAAGTGAAAGCAAGGAGAGACTGACCAGCGTTAGAGCGGTTAGAGAGCCATTTGTTGATTTTCTGGTAAAACTCGTTGCGCACCGTCTCAATCTCCTTCGGATTGCCGTCTTTATCTCTCTGCGTTGCAAGCTGCATGAGATATTCGTGGTGCATATAGATAACTCGACCGATAATGTTGAAGTTCTTTTTGCGATTGAAGCGGTCGGAAATTATCGTCGAGAGATATTCGTATATATCACCACCGAAAATGCTGTGCCATGCCGGAGTAGGATAGTACGGACGGCCAACGGTAGGATATACCGAAGGACATACAAAGCGAGTAGGGCGGTCGTTCACGCTTACCTTCTTCTCACGCGCCTCGCGGACTTGCGCATTGAGCGACACAAGCGGACTGGTCGTATTCAGTGCTGGCAGGGCCGTAATCGGCGCGTTAGGCTCGCCACCTTGGGCTCTGTAAGGCACATCAAGCCAACTGTTAGAGCAATAGACATAGTTAATCACTCCGTTTGCATCCATACGCTCAAGTCGGGTGGTGTGGCATGTTCTATGAGAGATACCCGTCACACGCGGTTTCCATACCGAGGTCTCAACAGGCTTGCCATTTTCGTCGAGTTCCTGTTGGTTAAGTTGCAACTCTGAGAAACAAATGCCAAACATCATCTGATCAAGAGCCAAAGCAAGCCATGTGTGGGCCAAATTGTTTTCGTCAAGGAAGTATTGCAATTGCTCATTGGTCTTTTCCCATGTTTCAAGGTCTTTCTTCAGAGTTTCGATTTCCTCATTGATACCCTTTCGCAGTTCCTCGATAGAGTCGGAAACGGAATTTCCGACAACAGAGGCAAAAGTATTGACGAAAGCACCGCCATCGCCTTCGGCTTGCTGCTGTTCGGTTTGCAGTTTCACCAATTCGCGCTGTTTGTCGGCTATCTGACCGCGTAAATATGCGCCAGCGTCTTTATAACGGATGGTTTTGGTTGTGATATTGCCGCCAACATACTGCGTAATGTCAAACATCGGCTGCGGCCCCAGACCAGCCAGCATGTCGGTGTTGAACTTAATGCCAGCCGAAGTGTAAGGCAGCATGTTCGTAAGCAATGCCACAAGATTAGGCAGTACATTTCCAAAACCCCACTCAATAAAGCCGAGATTAGGAGTACCACAGTCTTCCACACCGCTCTTATTCTCATTGCCGGACGAGAAATAAAGCGTTGGAACACCCTTGCGAGGCAAAGCACTGCCTTCTTCAAGGATATTGCCAGCGGAACGAATCTCTGCACTGATAAAATCGTTCCATGTCTGCATCGGTGTGGATGCGTCGGCAGTCACTTCGGGCATACACATACCAGTGTACTGCTCGAATCCTTCCTTTCGCAAGGATTCTGCGACCTTCATGTATTGCTGTGAGCCGTTGACCATGCGCACATTCGGGTGGTTAGAGTTTTTTCGTGACATGAGAGTATCTTTTTGTTATTTCTTTGTTGCAAAGTTAGTGAGAGACGGCGGCGAGGTGCGGACAAACTTTTGCTCGGCGATGGAAACGCCGAGAATAGGACGCTACTTTTTGCGTCTCATTTCTCTGCTTATGCGCTCGTTTTCCTCATTCTGACGGGCAATGTCTTCCATCTGCTGAAGAATGGTTGTGTAAGGCTCGCGTTCCACTTCTTCGGCGTTCATACCAACGTACTTCTCTATTGTCGCCGTAGTTCTGGCATACAGTTGCAGAAGATTGACAGACTTTTGCTGTTTTGTAGGCTGTTTCTTGAACACCTTGGGATATGTCTTTCCGAGCCATGCCATGACACCACTCCACCAAAGAAGGATAATCTGCCAGTCTGCATCGGGAAAATTGCGGAAATATTCGAGATTGTCAGTCGCTTGGTTGGACTGATAATGCCAATCAGAGCGTATTGTACCAGTGCTTTCGTCCGTATAGCGTATTTTTGCCTCGAATAAATTTGCGAGGAACAACGCTTTGGTCGTATCTATGTGGTGAACGGCAGTTATAAGGTCGTTGGCCGACACCTTCTTACCCATTCTCTGCAATGCAAGCAAATGATTCTGACAATCGACAAAACTCTGCATGTAGTCTTGTGCAAATCGGTATCTCTGCCAAGAAAAACCGTCAAGCATAGGATTAGGACTCTTAAAGAGCTTTCTTTTCTTAAACCACCGCGAATGACGCTGCTTAATGTAGTCGATAGGAAGGATAAGGAACTTGTCTATCTGGTCGCCGTCAAGCCAATCGAGCATACCAGGCGTTTCCTTTCCCGTCTTCAAGTCCTTTTGCTTGTTAATCCAGCCAGAAACTTGCCACAGATAGAGTGCAAACGGTTGGTTTCGCCCTGTCAATCGGTTAAACCACCTTTTGAGACGGTCAGCGCGGAAGCGCACCATATAATACTGTTCCTCTACTGGCACTCGCGGATTGACAGGAGCAACAATTTCGAGGTTAGTCAGTTGAAAAAACACTGCTATTTTGAAGTCTTCCATGCTGAAAGGGCGCAAACGAGTGGCATGAGACACCATTTCAAGCATAATAGCGGCTACATCCCGCAACTGCTGCAATGAACAGCGGTTGTAGGATGTCGGGAGATTGAGATTTATCTTTTGTTTGGTCTGGAACATAGGCTTATAGAACGAAAAACTCCACAACGAGGTCTTTAAGACCCTCTTTTACGGAAATTGAGTAACTGAGTTTGTTAATGAATCCCACCATGCCGTCGATGCGGAAACGTCGCATCCATTTCGACGGCACATCGGCCACTTGCGCCGCACTGCAATCAATCTTGATGCGGAACTTGCGCCGATTGAGGATAAAGTTGGCATATTCAGACATAAATGTATCAAACAAGCCACGCGACTTGATTTTAGTCTGAATATTACCGTCATTATCCACCACATCGGGAACGATAAGCGGCACATTTGACCAATCCGGCTGTTTCCATGAGCGGATTTTGAGTGAGAATCGTTCCTCTCCGGCGCGATAGTTGATGCCTGGACTTACACCATTATAGTCAAACTCGTTGCCGAACATGTCAATGCTGTCCGAAGTCAAAGCATAATCGCCATGTACCGTGCGCCATTTGCTATTTCCGAAACCATCATAATCGTGGTCATAGATTTCGGTAGTAGCATCTACACCACCGCCACGCATGATAGCAACCGCAAGGCCCCAATCATAAGACTGCAACGGAGAATTACCATCATCGCTGTTGCTTGGGTCGTAACTCTCCACGAGGTGCAGCACTTGATCCATTGTAGAGTCAAGGATGCTTGAATCGAGAGACTGCTTGATACGCTTTTCCAGAAACTCATGCTCCATGTCTTCGTCGATGAAGGCAGAGAGGATAGGTTTCTTGTATTTCTCATCTGTGTTGAGCGTATAAGAATAGCCGTTGTTGTCCTTGAACGTGCCTTGGGCCATAGACGCTTCATAGTTGTAGTTTACATCGTTGAAGCTCATAGGCTGGAAGTCACTGCTCATTTCGGTAACAAAGTCCTCGTTTATCTCCGAACAGTCGCCGAGTTCCACACCCTTAAACGCGCCCACCTCGAACAATGCTGGTTTCATTTCCTCAAACGATTCCGCAGTAGCGTTAATCTTGATACGATAAGCATTGCCAGTTGTGCGGTCGATATAGACATTCATATTTCCAGCCGCGTTCAACATCTTTGGCAAACGGAAAATCTGCTCATAAGTCTGGTCAAGCACGGTGGATTTCTGCGGATAGTCTATGTAGTCATAATCGGTGTTATAGTCTTTCTTTTTGTACTTAACATTCTCCCTTTGGTCTTTCAAAGATGCTTCTTCTCCATACTTCATGCGGAAACCAGTAATCTTTTCCGCAACCTTATGTATAGAGATAACCTTTCCAGGAAAGTCGATAGGTGTTTCTTGTGATCTGAACACGTCGCGCAAGAAGTAAGCACGAACATGTTTCTTTTCCTCGTCAATCTGAAAACGGATGCCAAAAGAGTTGTAGAGCGAATCAATGACCATCTGCACACTTGCATCGGGGAAATTCTCGCTGTTGGCATACATGTTCATAATATCGGCGCGGATAGTCTTGCTATTGAGCGTAGGAGTTATCTTAATCCAATCGCAATGCTCGCCAACCTTCCAATGAACGTGATAACCGCCATTATTGTCAAACTCCACCTCTTGCACATCGTGAGCCTGACCCAGATTAAACTCCAGTTTGCCACCACACCCACGGCTTTCAAGCCATTCGTTAATATCCTCTTGCGAGTTCAACACGCCAGTAGTCTTCACGCGCTCATCGAACTTACAATGAGTTGTGAAGAAACAAAGGCGCGTCATATCTTCCACCGTTGTCAGTTCGGAGTTATCGAATGTATAACCCAGATAGTGAAACAAGCAATCAAGGAAATACAGCACATAGAAACAGATGCCGGACTGCGGACGGTCTGCTTCAAGCACCCAATACGGATAATGCGCATTAGGACCCCACTTGATGTTTTCTTCTGCTAGAGCTGAAGACGTTTCTTTGGAATTTTCCTTATTCAACCCATAATGCTTATACGACACTCGCGCATTGCAGTAGGGAAAAGGATAGGGTTTATCCACATTAATAAAACTTGTATGCACATCTGGCTTTTTAACCTTGTTTCCGTTGGCATAGTTCACATAAGCACCATCGCCTTTTGTGTTAGGATTGGCAATCTGTTTTGTGCCAGTAGTGTTGCATATAGCCGGATAAGAGAAACCCAGAGCTTGCGGAGTAAAGTTGATAACATCCGAAACAAATCTACCCCATGTCCAGCCATCGGCAGTCATTGAGTTACTACCAGAGCCTTCCTTATAATGAGTATGCGCTTCAAAACTGATGTCAGTCTGTACCGACACATTTCCAATTTTCTCGCCTATCTGAATATCATCCTTTACAGGAATATCCCTACATGTCAAGTTTCCAATGAGGTCGGAAAGACTATGCTCGCTTGCGGAGATATTCATTGACAGCGTGTTTTCTATTTCCTCGTCCTCGGTTGTCTGCAACGCTCCAGAACGGAACGGCATACCATCCACAATTATGCGCATCGGTGTATGCTCCAACTCAACAGGACGATTCACATTCATTGGGTCGTCGATATTGCCGAGCAAGAAACGGTTTCCTTCCAACGGCATAGCGACAGGGTACGAAAACATTTCGTTGTCGTTGAACAGCGGATTTTGGTCGTCGATGTCGATAGTAAAATCATCCGGCAACATCAACGACTTTTCGTTAGTCGTTATAGCAATGTGGCTATTCATTGTGATTTATGAGTTGAGAATTATCGTTCAATTCAATGTTTCGATGCGTAAATGAGTGTATGACAGCATCATTGTATGATTTTATGAGCAAATGGCCTTGGTCTGAAAGTTCGCCGCCTTCGATGCGTGTTGTTGAGCATCCGTAGGTGTAGAACGAGCCGGAACCTTCGGCAAAGCTGCGGTCACGGACATGCGCCGTGCCTTTAATCAGTTTCACGCGAGAGAACTCGCGGCAGTCAATCACTGCTTCGGCATTGTGGCACTCACAGCGAACATGGTCGGCAATAGTGACATTAGCCTTACCGAGAACAATGACACGCGGCTTTCCCTTGTCAATCGTTATTGGCTCGTCGCTGTTGCCGATAAAAACCAGGGCGTTTGACGGGTCCGTAGGCGGCTCATTGAAATACACACCAGCCGCGTTCACTTCATCACGATAGTCGGCATAATGCTCTGCGGCTACTGCAATGAACTTGTCTGGAACTTGTGCCACAATGCTCAACCAGAACATACGGAAAGCTGCAACCGCCTCGGTCACACTCTGTGCCTCGCTGAACTTCACTTGCGATTTTTCGCAGTTAGTAGTCTGCTCACGGAGCGCGGTGCAAATCTGGATAAACTCGGCGAAAGATTTACTTTTGTTAGAAACTGACATAGGTGGATATTGTTAGGCCGTTGTAGTCGGCGGTTACTATGAAATTGACGAGTTTGTTGTCGCTGCCCCATGTGGGCGGCATGTCGAAGTTGTTGAGCGTGATAATGCGTGTTTGGGGAGAGGAAGACCAGTGAGCCGAGGGCCAACCGAGGTCGGCTTGCTGGTCGACAGGGTCGCGTGTGTCGGTCGGCTCACCATAGTAGCCAGTGTAACGCTCCCACTTCCAATCGGCATCGGTGAGCATATCGGTAATATCTACGTTGCCGCAAAACAGGCGCGGTTCGAGGTAGAGATTGACATAGCCAGGATAGCAAGAGGCACTTGTTATCTGATGTCCGGTCGCATCGTAGAAACGGATGGTCATGTCTTCCACGCCATAGACCATGCCCCAGATGGATGAGAACGGCAACGGCTCTGTGCCTTGATTTGACTGCACCTTCAAATACCACTTGCAACCATAGTGTGTGACGGTAGGGTAGGAGCGAGTAGTGCGCGAGTAGGTCTTGGTGCTATCCCACGGACCCCGAAAATCCTCTTGTGCGTATGCTCGTGAGAGGACAAACGATGCGCTGGTGGTGTATTTCGTTGTACCGCCGGATGGTGTGGTCACATCGCGAGTGGCTGCTATGACGAACACCGCTCCGTTTTCAGGAACATCAGAATACTCGAAGTAGAGAGCGGCAGGGATGCCAGACGGATAAAGCGCGGTTTTGGCTGCATCCCAGGCAGCATCGGCAACGGCATCGCCAGCCTGTCGCGTAATGGTCAGTTTGTAGTCGCCAGTGATAATGTTGCCCTCAATGTCCTTCAATATGAAGTCGGCGCGGATTTGTTCGCCGTCGGCTATCGTGCCGTCAGGACGAGAGAGAACGATGTTCACTGTGTCGCTGAAACGAGTGAACTGCTCCAGCACACCATAGAGATATATGTTTTCGTCAACGAAACCGCTGCCTTGGAACTCCTTTGTAGAGATAGAGCCATCGGTATTGAGCGAAAGCATTGAGAAGCCTGTCAGGTCGCCCCAACCGCCCTTGAAGGTGTGTTCTTCCCACTCCCATGTGTTCACGCCCTCGAAACGAGCGATGTAAGAGGTGGTGTAAACAGTGAAACGCTGGCGGTCTTTGCGAGCGGGGTCGGCAGAGAATGAGCCACTGACCGAAAGCACTGACCACTGTTCGGGGTACGGCGACCACGATTGCGAGTCGATGAACTGGCGCATCTGAACAGTAACGAGACCATTCTCCAGCACCTTGTCTTCGGCTTGCGCCACATAGTTGGAGTCTTGCATCAGATAGACGGTCACATTGTCGATGGTGCGCTCCACCACATTCTTTATGTCGGTGACACGACAGTAGAGCGACATGAAGCCCGCCCTTTGGATGTTACCGCGCCTATCATCCACATTCGCCGAAGCGTTCTTTGTGCCATCGGTATTATGCCAGAAACCGCGCAGAAT